ATAATTATATGCACGCGCCCAAGAAAATTTCGATAGTTGTCGTAATGTATTGGAACGAGCAGCCTCAGTGAGTTTCCTCAGGGGAGACAGACAAGGACCCACAACAATTGACAAGTACACAGATAAGTATCGAACTAATACTCCAAGAGCTGTCGAAGAAATTAGCAAGCTTGGAGGAGAGGGTACAGCAACTGGAGAACCCGCAATTGATGTACAAGCGACCGACTTGCCAGGAGCATGAGAAACTTTCTGATAGTTTAGATTATCTTCATAATAATATCGAGGGTATCAAAATAGATCTATTGAAAGTTGCGAAAGCAGTATGACAACTACAGTAACAATCACACCATCACCACAGGTACTAGTCACAGGCAATGCGTTTGAGTTGAAGCCTACACCTGGTGTTGTGTTGTATAGTGAGCAACCTCGTAGTGGTCTGGATCCAATACTGTATGAAACAATAACACCAACACCGATCACGGTAGTTGCTGCAGGAATCTGCGCTCCGATACCTCCAGGGATCCCTAACCTAATCACTAGCGTCGTTCTGACTGCTGGTACAGGAATCGCGACTGGCGCAGGTTGTACAATCTTACAGGGTCCTGTACCGAATCTACCTGATTATCTCTTACCAAAATTCAGCGAACCAACGATGCAGTATGGGACTGTTACGTTTCCACCACCTGGAGTACCTACTGCAGTACTACCAACACCGTTGATTGGTTATTATTCTGAGAAATATTTTTATGATCAGGAATATATCTTTGCTCAGTATTTCAAGAAGCAATTACCGCCGAATCGTGTAGATAAGTTAGTTTTAGTTGATATGATTAATGGTAATAAGGAATTACCCGTTGCAGTATTAGATGCTTTACTAGCGGATGCCGATAGTGGACGTATTCTACCAGAAATGTTTACTAAGAAGATAAAGGATGTACCTTTTAGTGCATTATCGAATAGTGATCCTAGTAGTGTATTAACGGCGGGCAACCAATTTTTAGAAGCGGCAACGACTGAAGTCACAGCATGGATCAAAATGAAACCAAGTGAGATTCAGAAGATGCAGTATAATTATACACTTACTGTAACGCATACATGTCCACCATATATTACTACATTTGTTGGTAAGATGGTAGTGAATAACAATTGGACTCCAGTACAATCTAGATTACAGTACTATCTAAATAAGGCAATAGGTTTGTTGGATCCCGTATAATGGCAGCATTGAAGGGTATGTCACGATTAGGGGATATCACAACTGGACATGGTTGTCACCCTCCTGTTATAGGCGATACAGCATCGCTAAACGTTTTTGTGAATAAACTACCTGCTCATAAGGTAGGAGACAAGACAATACCGCATACATGTGGTCAGGACGTGCATTTTGATGTCATGACTATTGGTAGTGCAACTGTATTTGTCAATGGAACACCAGCAATGCCGATTGGTGGAACTTTACTGCCTGGAGGAACTATGGCAGAGGGTTCCCATAATGTGTTTATTGGTGTATAATATAAGAGTCAAACGATAAAGGATTATGGCAAAGAGCAGAGTTGGTCTTTCAGGTGGCAGCGATACAATTGAGTCTAGACCAAAGAGGACTCGTCAAGGTCGTGGTAAGCACACCAAGTACACCGCCACATCACGCAATGGCGCTAAGAAGCGTTATAGAGGACAAGGTAGGGGATGAATTTAATTTGCAATCTTCCTGCAAAGAAAGTATGGGTTCGTAGAGAATACTTACGAGATCATCAAGACGGACATGGGGAGTTTGTAGAGGGCGTTTGGGTTTGTGCAAAAAGCATACCTGGACGCGCTTTTTACTTTGAGACGTACTTGCCTTCATATGGTGCAATGTATGACAAACTACCCATCAGTGCATTTGTACGATCCCCCAAAACCCCAGTCATAGACATGGATTTGGCGAATCTACAATTTTGGAATTGTATGGACTATGGTGTCATGGCAATCAACAAAGGATTTGTAGCACAGATGGAAGTTGAGGTATTTACTCGTAATCATGGATTGCAGAAAGGTAAGTATTTGTTTACACTTGATAACTACCATGCAAATCTAGATATGATAGATAATAATGTGAGTGAAACTCCACAGGAGCACAAATCACATAATTGTATTGAATTAGAGAATGGTCAGTATGCATTGTATCCAAACAATAGGATGCGTTTGTACGACCTCTCTCTGACCCCTGAGACGCCTCAGTTCCCTGACTTCAAAGTATCTACCATAGAGTATGAAGTCGAAGGAGGAACGGACTGGGGACGCCTAGGAGACACCGATGATTATTTTTGGCAAACACAACAGGAGAAACAAAATGGGACACCCTAACCACTTAGACGGATCAGTTGACAAAGGAGATGTCTTTGTTAATGAAGGCATGACACTTATCACAGAAACTGATAGTGATAAGTATCTAAACATGTCAGCGAAACGTAATCGTAACAAATCAAAGAATCAAGATATTTTTGATTCTCAAGAATGGGCGGATGGATTCGTTGGTAAGTGATAAATAGTAACAGCCTATTGCTGTGTCTAAATGCCAACCTTTGAGACATTCAAAGATTTGAGTGTTACATTCAAGAAGCACCCTGTAACTGATGATTTAGTTGTGGTGAAAGACAAGGCGGCAATCGTTCAATCGATTACTGCCTTACTTCTTACTGTCAAAGGAGAAAGACCGTTTCAACCAGATTTGGGATGTGGCATTCAGAAAATGTTATTTGAACCACTAGATTATGGTAGCGCAGGTCTCATCCAATCTGAGATTTCTGAAGTTTTAGTTCGTTATGAACCTCGTATTACTGTATCTAATATTACCTGTATTCCAGATGATATGAACAATGGATACAGGGTAGAACTACAGTATCGCATTATTGGCAGGAACGACACACCAGTGGCAGTAGACTTCTTCTTAGAGCGTACACGATAATGCCTTATACTCAGGTTGCAAACTTAGATTTTGAAGACATCAAAATTGCTCTAAAGGAATACCTAAGAGCACAATCAGATTTTACTGATTATGATTTTGATGGTAGCGCGTTATCGACGTTAATTGACACCCTTGCCTATAATACGTATTATACGGCGTTCAATACCAATATGGTAGTCAATGAACTATTCATTGATTCTGCTACACTGAGAGACAACGTGGTTGCTTTAGCGAAGCAATTAGGGTACAGACCCAAATCAATCACGTCTCCAACCGCATATGTTTCATTTACGGTAACTTATGCCAATCCAACAACAGATGCAGAGTTAACCCTTAAAAAAGGAACAGGTTTTATCTCATCATATGACAACAACATTTATCAGTACGTTGTTGTTGATGATGTAAGAACTTCAATTACAAATAATGTTGCAACGTTTACGAATGTTCCTGTTAGAGAAGGAACGTTCCTGAAGAACACGTTTACGTTCAACACTTCATTGAAGTCGCAGAAATTTATTTTAGATAATAAAAATATTGATACTAACACTATTAGAGTAAACGTATTCCCAACTGGGGGATCTTTTAGTGAAGAGTATTTTATTTCAACTAATATTTTAGATGTAAATAACGAATCGAAGATTTTCTTCCTTGACGAGATTGAGGATGAAAGATATGAACTAATCTTTGGTGATGGTGTATTAGGAAAGAGTATCGATAATGGTGCTAGGATTGAAGTATCATACTTAACAACTACGGGTCCCGAATCAAACGGAGTAAAGAGTTTTATCTTTAGTGGTGTATTAGAGAACAAGGATGGAGTTTCGCCAGCTGCTATTACAACCACTGTGACAGGAACTGTTGCTTCTTCTGGTGGTGAGAAACGCGAAACTATTTCTAAGATCAAGTATAATGCACCTAAGACATATGCTGCACAGAATAGAGCAGTAACGTCTGATGACTACGGAGCACTAATCCGTAACATTTACCCCGCAGTAAGTGATATTATTATTTTTGGTGGAGAAGATCAAGTTCCTCCTCAATATGGGCGTGTTTACATTTCAATCAAACCAGAAGATGCTGCTTATCTAACAAGCATCACAAAAGCAGAAATTAAGCAAAATTTGAAGAAGTATAGCATTGCTTCTGTTATTCCAGAACTTATTGATCCATCTATTCTATATGTTGAGTTGAATAGTAAGATTTATTATGATAGATTGAAAACAAATGAAGGTGCTCTTCAGATACAAGGTGGATCAATCACTGCAGTAAATCAATATTTGGAAGGAAGTGATACCGAGAAGTTCAATGGTAAGTTTAGATACAGTAAGGCAATTTCAGTCATTGATAATTCTAACGTTGCAGTAAATTCAAACTTAACTTCAGTTACTATGAGAAAGGATTTTATTCCTCAATTGAATAGTACATATTTCTACGAAATTTGCTATCAGAATGCATTTGCTGATGATGATGACCCCGTAGTGTTTTCAACGGGTTTCACTGTTACAGAATATCCTAACTATACTGTTTATTTGGAAGATAGACTTGGCAAAATCGTCCTATATAGACTAGATACGGCAAGTGCTAGTAAAGTAGTCTTAGACGATTTTGTAGGCACTGTTGATTATGAGGAAGGCGAAGTAAAACTAAATGACCTAACCATCATTAAGGGATCCTTTGCTGATAACAGAATACAACTAAGGGCACTTCCCAGACAAAATGATATTGTGGCGAAGAGGGAAGTGTATTTGGATGTAGACATTGCAAACTCAAGCTTTATAGCATACGCAGAGTAAATTAGATGGCGAAAATCAAGAACTCGATTTCCACTCTGATCGAGACGCAACTACCAGAGTTTATCAGTACTGAGTATGAATTATTTGGTAAATTTCTTAGTAAGTATTACGAAAGCTTAGAAGTACAGGGTGGTACTCTTGATATTGCCAATAATTTGCAAACTTATGCTGATATTGGATATTACGAGAGTAATGTCCTAAAGCAGAGCACTGAGTTAGACGGTAATCTAACTGATGTTTCTACTACTATTACAGTTATTGATGCATCTTCCTTCCCAAAAGAGAATGGATATATCAAAATAGGCAAAGAAATTTGCTTTTATAAGTCAAGAACTGACACCCAGTTCCTAGAAGTGTCTAGAGGTGTTAGTGGAAATACACAGTTGGGTGACTTATATCACAAAATAGAGTTTGTAACAAGTCAAGCATCTACACACTCTGGTGGAGAACTGGTACAGAATATCAGTAACCTATTTTTGTATGCTTTAGTAAAGAATTTTGAAAAGCAATACCTTGCTTCATTCCCAGAAAAGTATCTAAAAGATGCAGTTGATAAGAGATCACTTATCAAGAACATCGGTCAGTTCTATCGTTCAAAGGGAACTGAGAAGTCAATTCAATTTTTATTTAATACTGTTATCTCTGGTGGGCAAGAAAACAAACCCACTGTTTATAACCCATCAGAATTTACATATAAGTCTTCTTCATCTGATTGGACTCAAGGTTACGCTCTACGTGTTAAAGTTTTATCGGGAAATATAGAAGATCTCACTGGTAAAATTATTGTACAAGAAGCAGGGGAGCGTAATGGTTATGCTTCTGCTACAGTTGATAATGTAAGATTTGATTCTAAAGTAGATGATGAGAATACTTACAATTTGTTTTTGGCAACAGAAACTATCAATGGCATTTTTGAATTCACATCAAAAACTAAACTGACTAAGCAACTCAATTCATTAGATGATATTGGTGATAGAATCAATGTCGATTCTACTCTTGGATGGTCTAATAGTGGTTCTATCTTAGTTGGTAATGAAGTTATTGCATTTAATGATAAAAATATAACTCAGTTTACTATTAGTAATAGAACAACAAACGCAATTTATCCAGCAGGAACAGAGATCTACGATCCTATCTACGTTGGTAATAGCGATGTTCAACTTTAGGTATTTGGACTTGTATATAATCTTTCTCCAATAGAAGCGGCACCATATTCAGAACCTAACGATTCTATTGAGGTTACAACACCTGGATTTACATCTTTCGACCCAAAAATTGTAGATACAAATGGGGTGAGATGGGTATTGTCTAGTGCTAATGATGTTCCAACATCACTCACTGATCCTTCATATACAAGCAATCTCACAAATCTTTCTACTGATGTATCTGCAATTTTTGTAGACGAGCAATTCTACTACATTGCTTCTTCTGGATATCCATCTTATTCTATTCTTGAAAATTCAACTTCTATCCCTGGTCCACTTGCCGATCAGAAGATTCTAAAACTTATTAGAAAAGAAGCAATTTCCACCACAGAAATTTACGAGACAGGCAATCGCGATGTTGGATTGTTCCTCAACGGTGTACGAGCATATAGTCACAAAGATACCGAAGAAGTAAGATTTGGTAAATTAGAAAAAATTTCTGTACAAAATCAGGGCAGAAACTACAGAAATGCACCATATGTATTGGTAAATGGTGTTTCTGGTAGAGCAATTGCTAAACTTTCTGGTCAGTTTGTCGAATCTGTAGAAATTCTTAATCAAGGATTGTATGGCGAGACACCAACTGTCGAAATTGTTTCTGGTCGCAATGCTAGAGTTAGTGCTACGGTTACCTTTGGCAAGATTACAGACTTGATCGTTGATGATCCTGGTGAGTATTATTCTACTCCTCCTGTTGTAATTATCAGCGATCTTTCTGGTCAAGGTAGACTAGCAGAATACACTGCTACTATCTCTGATGGCAAAATCACTGGATTTACTGAAGTCAATCAGGGTGATTTTTATAGTCAAGCAAATGTTAGAGTAACAATTTCTCCTATTGGTAATAATGCTGTTGCTGATGCAGAACTAACTAAGTGGACAAAAAATAGATATAATGTTCTAGATGGAAAGTTGGATGACGACAATGGTTATGCTTTCCTAAACTTCAACAATGCATTGGAATTTGGTTATGCACATATTGCTAATCCAAAAAATCTTCGTATTGAATTACAAGACAATTTAAATAATCTAGGCAACCTAGCATCAGTAAAGACACACTCTCCCATTTTAGGTTTTGCATATGATGGCAATCCAATTTATGGACCATATGCTTACGAAAATTCTTTAGACTCTAGTTCTAATATCATTAGAATGACGACTAGTTATATTCAGAAACCTGGTAGATCATTTGGTCCTAGTCTTGCCGACTACCCCATAGGATCTTTTATTGAAGATTATCAATATAATCACAAGCTTGGTTCTTTGGATGAGAACAATGGTAGGTATTGTATTACTCCTGATTATCCAAATGGAACTTATGCATACTTTATTTCGGTTAGTGCAATTGAAGTACCAGAGTTTCCATATTTGATTGGACAAAATTATTACTCTCTGCCTGTTGAATCAAACTATAAGTCTAGTATCAATCAAGAAAATATTTCCAAAAACTCTAAGAGATTGTTTGTACCAGGCATTTCATCTAATGGTGGTGGTGTAACTGGCGTAATCAAAGATTTGGAATCTGGTAGTGTTGATGCCATTGAAGTTGAAGATTCTGTTAGTTCTTTTGGCGCTGGTTCTTCACTTGTATTCGATAACCAAGGAACTGAAGGGTTTGGTGTTGAGTCTATTGTAAATTCTGTTTATGGTAAAAATGTAAATTATCTACAGAGTTTTGAGTCAAAAGCAGTAAAACTTGTCATTACAAGAGATGCTTATGTTTTTGCTGATGATTTTATTAGACAACCTACTACTGGTGCTTTTGGTACAATTGTAGGAAATGTAAGAGGAGATAATACAATTCTATTAAAAGATGTCAATGGAACATTTGATAATAGTTCCACATTTTCCACAGACATCAAAGTAGTTCGTCTCACTATTGATAAAGTATCTACTTACAAGCAAGGTTCTATTCTATCACTAACAGATGGTGTTATCACTACAAATGCGACTGGTGAGGTATTGGAATCTGTAGTCTCTGGAAACACAGTCATACTAAAGGTTTTGACGGGTGTGTTCCAAGAAGAGACTGCCTTGCCAGGATATTTCTTGAAGAGTTCTTCTTTAGAAGATACATCAGGTGCAGCTATCGATGATGTTGAATATCTAAGTGATGATCTTCGTCCATTTGATATTGATAGTAATATCGCAATAGTTGAGACTGATGATACCCATAATCTGGGTATCAATGATGTAGTCAACATTTTCATCAATCCCGATGATTCCACCAAGACCAGAAAATATGAAGTTAGGAAGAGAATTTATCAAGAACTAATTCTAAGAACTCCAGAATACAATACTAACATTAGTTACAGTGGACTTGGGCGTGGCGTTATTCTAAATGCTGGAAATTATTATGGTGTCGGTACATTTACAGATGTTGAATTAACCAATGGAAGTGGTAGTAATGCTAAAGCAACTATTATTGTCAGTCCACTGGAAATAGGTGATGTTACGGGGTATGTTTCTGATGTCCAGATTACAGATGGTGGAACTGGATATAGAAGAGGTGATATCTTAGGAGTTGCAGACGAGAGTTTAAACAAAGTTGGTGGCGGTACAACACCACAAACACTTAAGTTTTTCATTGATCATGTTGGTATTTCTGCAGAAGCAACCGTTATTAAAGTAAAGAGTGCCGTTGAGTATGCTGATGGAGATTTCCTAAAAATTAATAATGAGATCGTCAAGATCGTTTCCATTGTCAATAATCAAGTACAAGGTGGATTTGTTACTGTACTAAGAGCACAATTAGGCACGACGGCAGTTGACCACTACGATAATGCAGCAGTATCTCTGTATGATGGTGGATATAACTTCGATGCCAATTATACTTTGAATGGTAGCGAAAGTGTTATTTACACTAAAGAAAATCAGTCATTACTTGTCATTTATCCATCTACACAAAACTTAGATACATTACAAGCAATTACTGAGCAGACTTCATTCTTTGATGATAGCAATCCAAGGAGATTTGCAAAAATTGCATCAGTAACAACACCAGAGAATAGATTTGAGTTTAGATTAGATCCTACTCTGTCTATCTTTAGCACTAATGCTCCAAATGAATTTAGTTCCGAGTGGACTGTAAATCCAATTATTGAGGTACAAGAGTATTATAAGTATCGTTTTGATACATCAGACAATTCACTAACTGGTTCTCATTTGGACTTTAGTCCTAGTGGTTCTTATAATGTAATTCCAATCGAAAAAATAGAATCACCAATTGCACATGGTTCAAGCAACTCATTTGTAGAAATGAAGTTTGGATTTGGTGCTAGAATTGCATCAAATAACTACAACACAAAAGTTGCATCCAGATTTTCAAATTATTTCTATTTTGATAGAAATGGTAAAATTTCAAATAATGGATCATATCTAAAAGTCGTAAACGATCCGCTTGCAGGAAGACAAGTTGTAAACTATGTTACTAGTAACAGATTTTCATATTCATTGATTCACAACCCACAGTGGGATGGTTCTGGATCCATTAGTTACACTACTACGGGTCAATTCGCTGTTGGTAAAATTAATACAGTATCCGTAAGTAATATCGGTTTCAACTACAAAAAACCGCCACTAGTCTTGGGTGTGTATCCAAGTGTAGAACACCAAGCAGCAGCAACTGTTAGTTACGATCCACTACTGAAATCGATTACTAGTGTTACTGTAACTGCTACTGGATCAAATTACAGCAAACCAAAAGTTGTTGTTATTGAAGGTGATGGTATTAATGCAGATTTTGGTATTACTGCCAGAGATGGCAAAGTTCTTGATATTTTTATTACAAACAAAGGAAAAGATTATAGCAAAGCACCAATAATTGCAATTATTGAGTCTGACACTAAGTTATTTGCAATAGGTAATAGGATTGGTCGTCCTAAGAATGTCTCACTAATATCTAATGGAAGTAGTTTTCATAAAGATAAGTCATTGTTATCTGAGTATAGCAGCAACTATACTTTTGCAGTAACAGGTTACGGAGACAAAAAATATTTGCGTGGGGAGATTGTAACCCAGACGATCAATGGTAGTATTGTTGCCAGAGGTCAAGTAAGAGAGTGGCGTGATAGATCCAATCTCCTGAAAATTACAAAAATTCAAGGAACGTTTAGAGAAAACTACGCTGTTGTTGGTGAAATATCAAAAACAACTGCTACAATCAAAAAAACATATGTTACTATCTTTGAACCACAACTAAAACCATACGCAGATAATACAGGAATTTTTACTTCTGATAAAGGTAGGATTGGTAATGCAAATCAGAAGATTTTAGATTCGTACTTCTATCAAGATTATTCATATGTAATCAAATCAAGAACTCCAATTGATGTTTGGAGAGATCTTGTACAAGAAACCACACACCCTGCAGGTTTCAAAGTATTTGGTGAAGTAATTATTGATCCTAAAGTAGAAGCACCTAATGGTATTGACATGCCAGCAGAGATGCCAAAAGCATCACATTTTACTGTTATTCAACTGTGGGATCCAAACAAAAACAAAATTACAGTAGAGAACACGAGAAGAACTCTAACTCAAACTATTCTCACTACTGATGACTATCGTGCTATTAGGGGAACTGGTTCGATTGATGTAAGCGAGTTCAATTTCAACGAAACTAAATCTTTTGTTGCTGGATTGCAAGAACCTATTGATGGTATTGACAATAAAAATACTATTGTTGGTAGAAAAGAATTTACATTAGTAGATGATCTTGGCATGCCATTCAATCCAAAGAGTGCAGAGAACATCATTCTAACAATTGACGGTGTTATTCAAGAACCAAAAGTTGCTTATACTGTATCTAGTAACAAAATTACATTTGCTACACCACCACTAGGTAAAATTGTGGTGGAAGGTCAAGAGATTCCAGAACAGAAAATTTTAATTCGTTACATTGAATTCAATGATAACGGTTATAATAGTAAGCATTTCAGAAAAATTAGGAATTTTTATCAGAGAGGTGGTACTTGGATTGACTCAGCAAATCAAATTCTCCTAAATCAAGACTTTATTATCGCAGAATCAATTGGTTGGTTTGAATCTACATTTGCTTCTGATATTTCAAACGGTAATATTCCATGGACTGCTATAGAATCTAAAGTCACAGCAGATCTTAGAATACTATGCAAATCGCTTGAGTATGATCTAAGGTTTGGTGGAAACACCAAGACTTTGGAGTATGCAGATATCTGGAAAGAAAAGTATAAGAATCAGAAGAGTCAAATCAACGAGCTCTTCCAGTATATCGTTAGACTATCTAAACTAGCAATGAGAAACTGGGATTGGATTGCTATTGGTGCTTCTTATACTGCTGGCGAGAATATTATTACAATTGCTGATACAAGCAACGTTGCTCTTGGAATGGCAGTAAGTTCTGGTAATGCATTTCCACTATCTGCCAATATAAGAGTTACAGAAATTATTTCTGATACTAAAGTACGTGTTTCTTCTGCTGCAACAGTAGATAGTGCCAGTGCTCCAGCTGGAAGTGCAGGTGGTGGCGTGACTTATCTAGACGGCACAACTAATTCCAGTTCTGTGCTACCAACAGGAACTGGTGCAGTTATTCCCCCAAATACCTATTCACAAGGACCTGGTACATCACTGACTGTTAATCCTGTTTTCTCTGGACTGGATCAAGTAACATTTACTTTCTCTGGATTGAACAACGGTACTTTCTATGATGCTACTACACTAATCCAGAAAAACAAAACATATATTGTAGACAGTGCTATCAATTGGGCAAAGTTTCAGTTCCCTGGTCTACAGTGGAGTCTCAATGAGACTAAGTGCAGAAGAGACACTGGTTTGCTGATCGATGCAACAATTAATTGCTTGAGATTTGGTGGCAATAGAAAAATTGTAGAACTTGCAGAACTGTATTTTATTGGCAGTCAACTAAGTTATATCAATGCAGAATTTGTAGAAACTAAGAAGACATTTGAACATGTTCTTACTGATCTTTGCGTCAAGGCGATACTTCAGACTTTACCTGGAACTTCGGCATACACATCTATTTCACCAGTTATAGATCCTGATGTTATTCTTGATACTCTAACACCTGCATGTGCTGGTGTAC